ATTATTACCAAAACCAGTATTATCCTTAATACCAAGTAATATTGGAGATACAACACCGTGACCAATCATTATCTTCTCTCTTGATTCTTTAGCTAAAAAGTCATATTGTGCGTGAGCATCTGGTAGATGAATAGGTTCTACTGTAGCTTGAGCTTCACTATCTTCATTAAAACATAAAATAAATTTACCAGCATTAGAAGACCCACTAAACTTCTCATATATTTTTGATTCTATTATTTGTTGTGCTTCATCACCTGGAATACCATTGTTAAAGTTTAATAGTAAAGAAGGCTGCAGTCCATTCTGTATATTATTAATATGATAATTAGATACTTCTTCCTCTAAATTACAATACTGTAAACATCCTTGATAATCTACAGGAGAGTAATAATAAAAACCAGCTTTATATGGTTTTACACAATATAATTCTACTGTTTCACTTTTTTTACCAAACTTAAATGCTGGTATTCTTTTAGGTTTATCAGATGGCTTTATTTCATTCCATTTAGGATGATAATAAAATGCTTCTATTTTACCATTCTTTGCTTTTTCTGCTCTTAATGTTTCTGTTGGGAAATGCTTAAGAGACATTATTTTAGTTTTTCTTTTGTTATATACAACTTGTATAGATGCTTGACCTAGCAATTTTAAATCACTAACAATCCTTCTTACATCTGCATCTTTTAATATCTGTTGCATTTGACCAAACTGAACAGGATTCTCTTCTGAATCTGTTGCGTTTAGTCCTCTACCGTAAATTAAATCAGATATTCCATTAACACATCTTGAGTTAGTTGGACTACCTGTATATCTGTCTATTAGTTCACCAAAATAATTATTGCTGTCACCATATTCTACCCAGTCATATCTAGTAGATTCTTTTATACTTGGTACTTCGTAACCTGATAGGTTTATTACTTTTACTTTGCTCATATTATTATGTATTTTTGGTCATCCGTGTCAGTTCCAACATACTGATTATATTTATTACTGTTTAACGTGTGGTCTGTTGTATTATCAGTCTGTGAAGTACAATATGCTTTTCCTCTATATAGTAAAGTGTTGCCCTGTTTAAGTTCAAACGAATAACTGTTTTCAGCTGTTAAAATACTAAATTCAATAGACATTTGCAAGAAATTACCATTAGATGAAAGACTTGAAGTAATGTCTGTTATTGTTTGTGTTTTCCTTGTACCATCTTCTACGATAACCATAGATAAGTCACTTGCAACTGTATAAACTCTTGGTATTATACTAATTGTTTGAGATGATGTTGTTGGTGATAATCTTATCATACTTATATAACCTATTATGTTTAATATTGTTCAAAAAAAAAGAGGACTATTAAAGTCCCCTTTCTATGTTTAAGAACGCTCTATGTTTAAGAGTTAGCACCTTCAGTAATGGTAATAGTACCAGTTAATCCAGCAAAATCTGTTGAATTAAATACTTCTTGTCCGTCAGTATGTGCAAGGAATACAGCTGGTTTTGTTTCCATACCAGTTAATGTTAAAGTGTATCCACTTAAGTCTCCCATTGCAGCACCAGTTACAACTGTACCACCAGATACATCTGCACCGTGTTCAAGACCAACCATCATAAAGTTACCATTATAATCTTCAACAGCAACGTGAGGTCTTCCATAATCCATTAACTTTAATTGCTTGTTATCTAATTTAGATAGTTTTTTAAGCGTTAAATTTAATGTTTGCTCGTAGAATGTTGTTCCGTTTTCTCTTGAAGAGTTAACAGTTTGTTCTAATGATGAGTTTCCTTTTACTTCATATTTGTAACAAGTTAAGTCACCAGCTGTATCGCCAGTATATCCTGTTATATTTGAAATAAATTCTCCAGTAGCGTCATCTGTAATACTTACTGTACCTAAATCTCCGTAGTTTACGAAATAAAGATTTTTTATTCCACCAACGACGTCTTTACAAGGTTCTTTTCTTCCTAATGATAAATCACAAGCCATAATTTTTATTTTTTATATAAAAAAAGGGCGGTAGGCTCAAGGCTTACCTACCCTTTCTTAAGTTGAACATTTATTTATTATGCAGTAGCGTATAATACTATATCACCACCAATTCCATGCTGAATACCAGCAGTAAATCTCATAACAACTCTCACATTTTGAGAACCATCTAGGTCAGCCATATCAATTACTTTTACTTCGTTTTGGTCAGACATTAGACCAGTTCCGAAGAATAAGTTTGATTTTTGTGCTGCTACAGCATCGTTATCAGATAATCCTGTTGCTAATGCAATTTGAATACCATCAAACTGAAGACCAGCACCACCGTTATACCACTGTGTACCTTTGTTGTCAGTACCTGCAGCTCCTAATCCTGAAGCTCCAAATCCACCTAATGCTCTAATGTAGTTTCTATACATATTAGAAGGTAAGTAGATAGTCATATCTTCTGAACCATATACTGTAGATGGAATTGCGTCAGCAATTTTACCAAGCTCTGTAATAATGTTACCTGCAGTTGAAGCAGTACCTGTTACGTCATTAACGTCACCATCAGCACCTAAAGTAGTGATGAATCCATCAAACTGACCAGCAGTTGCGTTAGTACCTGTCCAGATGTTAGTTTCCATTCTTTGAGCTACTTTATCTGCAACGTGTGCAATTAAAAAGTCAGAGAAAGAAGATGGTAAGTTGTCAAATGCAGAATATCCCATTTGAGCTGCTTCCCAGTCACTTCTAAAATCCTTTTTACATAACTCTAAGTTCACTTGGAACTCTTCTGGAGTTAAGATTCTTTCAGTAAGAGTAAGTGTTGATGTGTCATCAAAATCACAAGTTGCGTCTTTAACGATGTCATCTGTTGCCACTTTTTTCATTACTTGCTTATATTTAACATTAGGTACTACTGTAATATTCCCCTCTGCTAAAGTTTTACCTGATAATAAAGCTGCAGAAATATATTTCCCAGCAAATTCACCAGCGTAAGTAGTAGTTATTGAAGTTGTTGTTGCCATTTTAAATTAATTTAATTATTAGTTATTGCGTTTAATACTCTATTGTAAGTTGTGTTTTTATTTGCGTTTGGAGAAAACCTAACACCAATCTTTCCACTTACTTCGTTTTCTGGTGAATGATTAATTGCTTCAGCAGGCTCATCAGCAGATAGTTCTTGTGGAACTTCTTCTTTAGCTTCTTCTTTAGCTTCAATCATACCTCTTAATTTCTCTACCATAGCCTTAAGTTCTGACACTTCGTCTTTAGTAGCGTACTCTACAGCAGGAGCTTCTTCTACTGGATTCTCCTCGTAGTTTTCCTCTTGTAGTTCGTCAGTAGGCTCTTCAGCAGAATATGTTACTTTAGTTACATTTTCAGCAGGAACCTCTTCTTTAATCTCCTTTTTAGCTTCTTTCTTTTTAGCTTTAGGAGCTTCTTCTTTTAATTCAACTTCAGGAGTAGTTACTTCTTCCTCTGTATTAGTTGATAAAAGAACATCTTTGATTTTAGTTACAATTTCACTTGCTTTCATAAGATTCTTATTTATAGTTATTACTGATTTTAAATACTTTGTTGTATTTTTAAGATGCTTTAGCTTGGATTACAAACCATTCAGTACCATCACACCATACCGTTATACCTTCATACGCTTTATTAATTCTATAATGAGTAGATTCACCATCTAATGTCTGTCCACTTCTTGGTGTTAAATCAGCGTGTGTGTTAGTTGTATATGAACTGTCTGTTATTAGTCTAATTTGTCTATTTAAGTTTTTTGTTGCTGTTGCGTCTGGTAAAGTTACCTCTACTGTATCACTTCCACCTGACCAGCTTAACTTAATCATCTCTGCATTATCATAAGCAGAATCATTTAAATCTATATCACTACCTCCAGATACAACCGTAATGTCAGTTGACACTAAATGTGTAACTATTAGATTCTCTAAATTAGATATTGTAGTTTTTTTAGTTTCTGATGAATGAACAATAGCTATTACTTCAGAACCATCTAAATCTGATGCTGCTACTAAACTTAATTCGGATATTTTTTTATCTGCCATTATAATTTTATTTTACTGTTGTCTTCTTGTAATATGAAATCTCTATTTTCTTGTAATAAATAATTAGTTGTCCTATGTATGCTTCCTATTCCTTGTGCTTCTAATGTTCCATCACAGCATTTTATTGAATATGTTCTACCATCAGGACACAAACAAGCTCTTGATGAACTTCTTGGAGAAGAATAACTTAATGTTGCATTTTTTCTTCTTCTCATCATTTTATTGGAACACAATTAGGAACTTTTCTACCATCTTTATCTTTCATTCCTATTTGCTCATATCCATCTTGACAAGGAGCTTTTAGATTGTGTTCCTCACAAGGCATATACCACACATCTCCTTCGTACTCGTGTGTATGATACCCTGAACAACCTATATCTTCAGCAGCTTTTTCTGCTTCTTCCTGTGTTGAATAGGCAGCTCTTCCATCTATAATTGTTGATGCAGCTTCGATTGCATCAAGTCCTTTTAGTTTAGATGTTGTCCAGTTAAGCATTGATTTACCACCCCATAATAAATATGAAATAGTACCACAAGCTTCATTGTTACCTGGGTCATAATAAGCAGCTGCTCTTGATAAATAAGAATATATTCTTTTTAATGTAGGTAGAGTAAATTTCTCTCCTTTCTCAAGCTGTCTTGCTCTAACTTTACCAACTTGAGTTGCACATTTATTGTTTACTTTTTCGTTTAAAGCAATACCTCTTTTAGCATTGTTTTTTGCAGATTGAGGATAACCACCATAAGATTCTAATTCTACATCTTCAGTTAAAGATGCTAATACTTCTGCTAGTTCATATTCTGCGTTTAATTCATTTAAACAATCATCACAAGCATTTTCTTTTATACTTTCTTTTGGTCTTTCAAGTCCATCAGCAAAATATCCTTCTATAGAAAATCCTTTTACTTCTCCTTCTTTTACTGCTTTCCACACATCATCATTTAATACTTTCATTGATACCATCCAAGTTCCTTTTGGTAGGTCAAAACCATAAGCTGATGCTTTATCATTTTTAGGGTCTTCTATTAACCAAGATTCTACAACTGACATATCAGATAATTCAAATGAATGTTCAAATGTAGAGTTCTGATGTTTACTTTTTATAAAGAATAATTCAGATGCTTTTCTAACTGTATCTTCAGAGAAGTATATGTAGTAATCATCTTCTTCTCCTTTTCTAAATATCTTCTTGTTAGGTATAAGTGCAGGACCCATAAGAATCCTTTGTTCTGCATCTACTTCTGCAAGTTTAATATCTTTATGTTCTTTTAGTGCAATAAAGTCTTCTTCTATTGCTGGATTTTCAACGACAGAGATAGCTTCAATACCACTAATCTCATTTTCTTCGTCTATAATAAGTTCTATTATCTTTTCCATAATTAAATAACCCTACTAGGTCTATTTTGTTTTATTATCCTATAGAAGCTCCTTCTATTGTACTGCGTTCAAGTTCTTGAGCTGTTGATACATCAGATGCGACCACATAAGCTCTCAATGGTTTATCTTCTGCACCAGCAATAGTTTGAGCAAGTTGACTTGTTTGTGTTGCACCTACTACGTTGAATGCAGGAGCTTGTACACTAGGAGAAGAACCTCCACCAACACTTGATGCACCAGGAACCAAATTAGCTATTTGATTTTTTGCAGCATCTCTTGCTTTTTTAATACTTGCTAAAGCAACACCTATCGAAGCACCAAAAGCAATAATACCTGCAGGACCTAGTGCAGTCATAAAACTACCCAACGACATACCTGCTTTACCACCTTCTACTGTTGCAGTTAAAGCTATTTGTCTTGCAGAGGCAACACCTTGTTGAACTGCAACTTGCGCCATCATTAATTGTTGTTGTGCAAAAAACTGTGCGTTCATTAATGTTTTAGCAATCATTAAAGTTTGCTCAATAGTAAACATATCTCTTTCTAGTTTTATCTTTTTCTTCTGTGCAATCATCTCTTGATGAGATATAGTTTGAAGCCTTTTTTCTTTTTCTGTTTGTGTTAATGTGTCATTAGTTAAAACAACATCCCTTTCTCTGGCTAATCTGTCAAGCTGTGCCTGGTGATGTTCTTGCCTTAAATCATTTAAAGAATTTAA